CTGAAGAATTCAAGAACAAAGCTGCTGTTATCTTTGAAGCAGCTATCAATGCCAGAGTATTGGAAATCCAGGAAGCACTGGAAGTCCAGTATGGTGAAAGACTTGAAGAAGCCATTGAAGATGTCAAGGGCGCCCTGGTAGATAGAATTGATTCGTATCTCGAGTATGTCGCTGAAGAGTGGATGAAAGAGAACGAATTGGCCATTGAGCATGGCCTCAGAACTGAGATGACTGAATCATTCCTCCAAGGAATGAGAGGTCTTTTTGAAGAACATTATGTAGAAATCCCTGAAGAGAAATATGATGTACTTGAGAGCATGGTACAAAAACTTGATGAGATGGAAGATAAACTCAACGAGCAAATTGATAAGAATATGATTCTGAATAAGAGACTCGCAGAGTCTACTGCAGATGTTATTCTTGCCGATGTCTCCGAAGGTCTTGCACAGACACAGAAAGAGAAGCTGGCCACACTTGCCGAAAATGTTGAGTTTGAAAGTGAAGAAGAATATCGTGAGAAACTGGAAATTCTGAAGGAGTCATACTTCTCCAGAACTACAGCCGCTAAGTCAAAGTCCACAGTGACTTCCCAACAAACACTTTCAGAAGGTGTTGATTCAACACCAGAACCAGTTTCTTCTGGTATGGAAGCATATATGAGAGCACTGGGTGCTTTTAGCAAGAATTGAATTTTATATCATTCAAACAACAACATCCCCTAAGGTAAAAAGCAATGTTTCAATCAGAAAGATTGCAGGAAAAGTGGTCCCCACTTCTCGACTATGAAGGTCTTGATGCTATCAAAGATTCTCATCGTAGAGCTGTAACAGCAGTCCTGCTCGAAAACCAAGAAAAGTTCCTCCGTGAGGAGCAAGCATTTGGCTCAGGTCTGAGCCTGATGGAAACCCCCAACATCAACACCCAGTCTGGCGCTTCAGGAAACCCTGGTTTCTCTGGTTCCGCTGCTGATGCTGGTCCTGTTGCTGGTTTCGATCCCGTTCTGATCTCCCTGATCAGACGTTCAATGCCTAACCTGGTCGCTTATGACCTGGCTGGCGTTCAACCAATGAATGGTCCTACTGGACTGATCTTCGCAATGAGATCTCGTTACGAGACTCAATCTGGTACTGAGGCTCTGTTCAACGAGCCAGATACAGCATTCTCTGGTCAGGATGATGGTTTCGACCTCACTGGCGGAATGTCTGATGTTACCGCTGGTCTGGGTACAACTGCTCAGTCTGGTTCTAACCCTTCAGTTCTGAACCCTGTTGGTACTGCTTCCTCTACCGCATATGATGTCGGTCAGGGTATGCAGACTGGCGACCTTGAGAACCTGGGTAATGGAACTGGTAACCAGTTCAACCAGATGGCTTTCTCAATCGAGAAGGTCACCGTAACCGCCAAGTCAAGAGCTCTGAAGGCTGAGTACTCATTGGAACTCGCCCAAGACCTCAAGGCTATCCATGGTCTGAACGCTGAAGCCGAACTGGCTAACATCCTCTCCACAGAGATCCTGGCCGAGATCAACCGTGAGGTTATCCGCACCATCTATAAGATCGCTGAGCAGGGTGCAGTTTCTAACACCGCTACCGCTGGTGTATTTGACCTGGATATCGACGCTAATGGTCGTTGGTCCGTTGAGAAGTTCAAGGGTCTTCTGTTCCAGATTGAGAGAGATGCTAACGCAATCGCTCAAAGAACTCGTAGAGGAAAGGGTAACACCATCCTGTGTTCTGCTGACGTAGCTTCGGCTCTGACAATGGCTGGAATCCTGGATTATACCCCTGCCCTGAACTCCAACCTCCAAGTTGATGACACTGGCAACACCTTTGCTGGTACCATCAATGGTAAGTTCCGTGTCTATATCGACCCATATTCGGCTAACCTGGCTGACGCTAATACTGCTACCAATGGTGGCAACCAGTATTACGTCGTAGGTTATAAGGGTTCTTCCCCTTATGACGCTGGTCTGTTCTATTGCCCTTATGTTCCTCTGCAGATGGTTCGTGCCGTCGGCGAGAACACCTTCCAGCCAAAAATCGGCTTCAAGACCAGATATGGTATTGTTGCCAACCCATTCGCTGAAGGAACCACACAAGGTCTGGGTCGCCTCCGCGTCAACAGCAACCGTTACTACAGACGTGTTGCCGTGAAGAATCTGATGTGATTCTTT